CTACTGGTGGAAAAGGGTTTTTTAAATCTAAAAAAAGTAGATGGACAACAAAGGGCACTCCTGAAAATGAAAAAAGAATAACTGCTCGAAAAAATTATAAAAAGAAAGTTCTGCAACATATCGAAGCAAGTGATGCACGAGCAAGTGGTCCTCAAAAATCTGCTTATGATTTTGTAGGAAAAAGAGGTAAAAAAGCAGAATCATATTTAATGAAAACAAACGCAGATGTACGTAACTACACTCCTGGTCAAAAAAGGGCTTCTGAACAACTAAATGTTTCTTTAAAACAAGGCCAACGTAAAATAGATAAATTAAAAGCAAATCCAAAACCACCTGCTCCAATGGATCTGCTTACAAGCAAAAAAGTAATAAAAGGACAACCTCCACAAAGAAGAAGCCAAAAAGAAGAAATTGTGATAGCTACTGCTAAAACTAAAAAATCTCAAGTTTTAGCAAACAAAGACACAGGTACTCCTGCTAAATTACGTGCTTTACCTTCTGGTACAGAAAATGTACAAGGAGTTAGTGGTACAAATCCTTTTTCTGAAAAAGTAGCAATAGGAACTTCTGGTAAGATTCAAAAAAGAATGAAGATATACCAAGAAAGTTCTAAAATAAAATCAGCAGGTTACAAAGCTAGGGAAGAGTTAAAAAGTGCTACCCCACAACAGCTTTCAGATGCTCACTCTGTTAAACCTCCTAAAAAAGCAGTTAAATCTGCACCAAAGGCTACAAAAGCTCAATACGATGCTTTTGCAAAAGACATGGAAAAAATGGGAGCAGTGAAGAAATTTAATAAAAAATACTGGAAGTGAAAGCACGTAAAGAAGTATTAGAAGAACTACACGGCACAGTTGCTGTTGAACTATTAAACCGCATTAGGAACGGTGAAGCTAGACCTGCGGATATGGCTAATGCCATAAAGTTCCTAAAGGACAATGGTATCGAAGGATTACCCGTGACAGGGTCTCCTCTTGGCAATTTAGTCAATAGTATGCCCTTTCCAACTCGTGAAGAACTAAAGGAGTTAAACTAATGAAACCTGGACTCTATGCAAATATCCACAAAAAACGTGCTCGTATCAAAGCAGGTAGTGGAGAAAAAATGCGTAAAGCGGGTGACAAAGGGGCACCCACTAAAGCAAACTTTGAACGTGCGGCAAAGACCGCAAAATATAAGAAAAAGAAGTAATGGCTAAATCTCCTGCTTGGCAACGTAAAGAAGGTAAGTCTGAATCTGGAGGACTTAATAAAAAGGGTATAGCTTCATACAGAAAGCAAAACCCAGGTAGCAAGTTGAGTATGGCGGTTACCGAAAAGAAGCCCTCTGGTAAACGGGCCAAGCGTAGGAAATCGTTTTGTGCTAGGATGAAAGGTATGAAAGCAAAGCTGACCTCTAGCAAAACGGCACGTGACCCAGATTCACGTATTAATAAATCATTAAGAAAATGGAATTGTAACTGATGCCTTCAGGACCAGGAACATACGGTAGTAAAAAAGGCCGCCCACCTAAAAAGGGCAAAAAGAAGTGATCACGTATATGCCTATAAGGAAGGTGAGGCGTGATCCTCATCGTAGAAAGGTAACTTATGATACGATATATAATTATTCATATAACCCTCGTGATAGCATTATTGATGCCTATTTCTACTTGGGCTATTAAAACAAAGGGTTCTTTCACTACACAGCAGATTAGACTGCTCTGGATGGGTTGTTTTCAAGGTGCCAACCTTAAAAGCCCACAGACCCAGGAAGTCAATGGTATGGTGTGTGATTGCATCTTAGATAAAACTAGAATACTATATACTTATAAAGACATCGTTAAAAAGTCAGGGAAGCCTATGCAGGACGAATATAGTAGGTTAGCTGATGTTTGCATAGATGAACTTGGGTTAATGCCAAGATCAAGAATAAATATATAGTAATTCATACAACGGACGTAGACGAATGGAAATGATAGTAGATGAGCTAAGAGACTTCCGTAACTTTCTCTTTGTCGTATGGACCCATTTAAACCTTCCAGAGCCTACTCCAGTACAGTATGATATAGCCGAGTATCTACAGTCAGATGAAAAACGTATTGTTATAGAGGCATTTCGGGGTGCAGGGAAATCTTACATTACCTCTGCCTTCGCATGTCACCAATTGTACATTAATCCTGAAGTCAAAATACTGGTGGTATCTGCAAGTAAGATAAGAGCAGACGACTTCAGCACATTTACCATGCGGCTTATACAAGATATGCCGCTGTTACAGCACTTGGCACCAAAGGACGGGCAACGGCAGTCGAAGATCAGTTTTGACGTAGGACCAGCTTCAGCCTCACATTCTCCTTCGGTGAAGAGTGCTGGTATCACAGGTCAGCTTGCAGGAAGCAGGGCTGATATAATTATTGCAGACGATATAGAGATTCCTAATAACTCTCTGACACAAACCATGAGAGATAAGATCTCTGAGGCTGTCAAAGAATTTGATGCTGTCTTGAAACCTGATGGGCGAGTGGTTTACCTCGGTACACCTCAAACCGAGATGTCACTATATGAACTCCTACCAGAAAGGGGGTATAAGGTACGAATCTGGCCTAGTAGGTTTCCTACTGGAACAATTAAATACGGAGGTAAGCTCGCACCTTTTATTTCTGATAAGATAAATAAAGACTCAGAACTCATGGGGCAACCCACGGACCCTAAGAGGTTCTCAGATTCTGATTTACTGGAACGTGAGTTGTCCTACGGGAGATCTGGGTTTAGTCTTCAGTTTATGCTTGATACATCATTATCTGATGCTAACAGGTATCCACTGAAACTTGAGGACTTGTGTATCATGGACGTTGATAATGATAAAGCACCTGAGAAGATAGTATGGGGGAGAGATAAAGATAAGATTATTGACATTCCTAATGTCGGTCTTCCTGGTGACTTTTATTATAAGCCCTTGGATACTGTTGGAGATTATGTTGATTACACGGGTTCTGTCATGGCTATAGACCCTAGTGGTCGTGGTAAAGACGAAACAGCATACGCTGTGGTTAAGATGCTGAATGGTGTGTTGCACCTGATTGACTTTGGTGGGATAGAAGGAGGGTATGATGAGAATGTACTCAAGACCATAAGTGTACTAGCACAAAAGTATAAAGTTAATTATATTATTGTAGAATCAAACTTTGGTGATGGTATGTTTACTGAGTTATTGAAACCTGTGTTGACTAAAGTATACCCTGTTACTATAGAAGAAGTCAGACATAACATTCAGAAAGAGAAGAGGATCATTGATGTCTTAGAGCCTGTCATGAATCAGCATAGGCTTGTGATTGATAGAAAAGCTCTTGAGCGTGATTATTCTTCAGTACAGCACTATCCACCTGAGAAACAAGCTAAGTATATGCTTGCATACCAGATGACTAGGATCACTAAGGAAAGAGGTGCTCTTGTTCATGATGATAGGATTGATGTTTTGTCAATGGCAGTAGCATACTGGGTGGAACAAATGGCTGCTGATGTAGATAAAGAGATCAAGGTTAGGAAAGATAAGTTGCTAGATGAGGAACTAGAGAGGTTTATGGAGAATGCCATAGGTAGAGATAGGTATCAACCTGAGAATATCACATGGATGCAGGTGTAGCTAAGATTCACCTTTTCCATAGGTATACTATTGGGAGAAGTGAATGTTAGATATGGGTATACTATAGTATACTATATACATAGGCAAATATTTGGTAAAAAAATATGAGGTACTACAGTATCCATACGAATGCAAATTACCCCCATAGGGGTACTAATGTTTTCACTACCTTGGCATACTTCTTGCAACACACGTACATACTCGTGTGCACTTGGGCACATATACACGTATACCAGCGTAACGTAGGTACATCATGCGGATACACACGTATACATGAGTTTGATTGGGTATATCCTGAGTCAAACATGGGTTAACTTTGGTTATCTATATAGTTATTCATGTTTGTCATTGTATCTGTTTTTTTACTTATGTATCCATAAGTAACCAAAGTAACCTCACGTAACATGACTATCCATAGGTATTATACATAGGGATAGCATGTAGACACACAACCAAAGTAAATAGTAATATCTACGATATTAAAATATACTTAAAAAAAACACTTGACACTTGGTATACTATAGTTTACTTTAGTAAGCGTTTCGATTGTCGAGACACAACAAATAATCTCAATACGGAGTATTGCTATGTCACATACCATGAACCCTAAGCCAATCACAGACTCCAAGGAGTTTGTCAAACGCATGAATGACCTTCGGTCACAGACTGTTAGTGCTCAAGCACTCGCAGAAGCTCAACACTTCGTAGAAGTGGAGAATAGTTTTGATGATATGCTCTTAGAAGAGCATTTTAATGGTCTTGCTAACTCTGAGGTTTTCTAGGCTCACGC